ACCTGTGAGAACTAAAATTGTTGGCAAGATAACTGAAGATAAAACAAAACAAGCACAAAGAGTACAAGACTACTTGAATTACTTACTAACACATGAAATGTCAGAGTACAGAACCGAAACTGAAAAGATGTTGTTTTCATTACCTCTTGCTGGTTCAGCCTTTCGTAAAGTTTATTTTGATCCTAGCTTAGATAGACCAAGTTCTATCTTTGTACCAGCAGAAGATGTAGTAGTTAATTATGGTGCAAGTGATTTAGAAACTTGTGAACGTGCTACCCATGTTATGCGTAAGTCTTCTAATACAATTAGAAAGATGCAAGTCAATGGCTTTTATAGAGACATAGACCTACCTGCTGGATCACAGAACACTTCTGATATAACAAAGAAATACAACGATATAACAGGCGAACAAGACACTTATAACTACGATCAGAGCCATACTATATTGGAAATGCAAGTTGATTTAGACCTAGAAGGGTTTGAAGATAAGAGTAGTGATGGAGAAGAAACAGGTATAGCTATACCTTATGTTGTAACAATTGATTATCCAAGTGGAATTATACTTAGCATTCGTAGAAACTATTACGAAGATGATGAAAAGAAACTTAGAAGAATGCACTTTGTTCATTATCAATACCTACCAGGATTAGGATTCTATGGGTTTGGTTTAATACATATGGTAGGCGGATTAGCTAAATCAGCTACATCTATATTGAGACAACTAGTAGATGCAGGTACTTTAAGCAATCTGCCTGGTGGATTAAAAGCTAGAGGATTAAGAATTAAAGGTGATGATACTCCTATAATGCCTGGAGAATTTAGAGATGTTGATGTACCAGGTGGTGCTATCAGAGACAACATTACTTTTTTACCATACAAAGAACCATCAGGAACTCTATATCAACTGCTACAAAACATAGTAGAAGAAGGAAGAAGGTTTGCTAGCATATCTGATATGAAGATATCTGACATGAATAGTCAAGCTCCAGTAGGAACTACACTTGCATTACTTGAACGAAATCAAAAGGTTATGAGTGCAGTACAAGCTAGGCTTCATGCTTCTATGAGAAAAGAATTTGATATCCTGGTAGGCATAGTAAAAGACTTTACTGAACCTGCTTACCCATATGAAACGGATGAAGAAGAATTTATTAAAGGGTCAGACTTTGATAACAGAGTAGACATACTGCCTGTATCTGATCCGAATGCAGCAACAATGGCTCAAAGAATTATGCAGTATCAAGCTGCAATGCAATTGGCACAATCATCTCCTGAGATGTACAACTTACCAGAACTACACAGACAGATGCTAGAAGTATTAGGCATAGAAGATGTAGATACTATTATTCCTGATACAGACGATATCAAACCAGTTGATCCTGTAACAGCAGTACAAAACTTAATTAATGGTAAACCTGTTAGAGCCTTTATAGAACAAGACCATGAAGCCCATATTGCTACATTAATTTCTACTCAACAGAATCCTGAAATGATGCAGATTGTTCAACAGAGTCCTAAAGCCCCTGTAATACTTGCAGCAGCTTCTGATTATGTAAATCAACATTTAACCATGCAGTTTAGAAAACAAGTTGAACAAGAAATGGGTATTGAGTTACCACCAGAAGGTGAACCTTTACCAGCAGATGTAGAGAAACGTATATCATCTCTTGTAGCTGAAGCAGCACAAAGAGTTGCTGGTACTTCACAGCAAAGAGCTGAACAAGAAAGAATAGAGCAACAACAAAAAGACCCACTTATTCAAATGAAAGAAAGAGAAGTGGCTATTAAAGAAGGTGAGTTGCAACGTAAGGCTGCCGAAGATCAAGGCAGATTACAACTTGATGCAGCTAAAGCAGCTAATAGAGATGAAATAGAACGTGAAAGATTAAAGTCACAAAATGAATTAGCTGGTATGAAAATTGGACAGCAAGTTGCTAGCGATTTGCTAGAAAACGAACAAGAAGATAAAAAACAAGAACGAGAAGATTATAAGCTAGGTCTTGACATTGGTATGAATATAGGAAAAGATATCAATAAGAATGAACAATGATATCACTCAGCTATCACTCTCAGAACATCTGAAGATAAAGCTGCGTGGTATGATGAACGAACATGCCGATCATATAGCTTCTGGAGCTTGTAAAGATTTTAACGAGTATCAGAAAATGACTGGCATTATCGAGGGTTTAGCCCTTGCAGAACGAGAACTCTTAGATTATATAGAAAGAGTCCTCAAAGAATAGGAACTCGACTCCTCAAAGTCGTGCAAAAAATATGAGTAAAGCAGAAGTAAAGATACCTAAACCAGAAAGCGTAAAAGCACCTGATATAAGCAACGAAACTAAATCACAACTACCAGAACCTTCAGGTTGGAGAATATTAGTAGCAATGCCTAGAGCAGAAGAAAAAACTGATGGTGGTATTGTTAAAGCCTCCCAAACGATAAAAGACGAAGAAGTAAGTAATATTTGCGGATACGTTATGAAGTTAGGACCAGAATGCTATAACGACACTAAAAGATTTCCGAGTGGACCTTGGTGTAAAGTTGGCGATTGGGTAATATTTCGTGGTTACTCAGGCACTCGCATGAAAATGTACGGACAAGAGTTTCGCTTAATTAATGACGATACTGTGGAAGCAGTAGTCGATGATCCAACAGGAGTAGTTAGAGCATGAGTGAAACCGAAATAATAAATGAAGAACCAAATATGGGTGAGACTGTACAACAGTCAGAAGAAATAAAATTTTTTGGTAAACAAACAGAAATAGACAATACAATTCCTGAAGGATTAGAAATTGAAATTGTAGATGATACTCCAGAAGTAGATCGCAGACCTGCTAAAGCAGAAGATACGTCACCAGATGTAGATGATGAAACTGTAGATAGAGAAATAACTGACTATAGTAAAAGAGCTGGCGATAGAATTGCTAAAATTAAATATGAGTTTCACGAAGAACGTAGAGCAAAAGAAGCTGCTACTAGAGAATCTCAAGAAGCTGTAAAACGCTTACAAACATTAATGTCTGAAAACCAAAAGCTACAAGCTATGGTTCAACAAGGCGGTCAAGTTTTAAATAAACAAGCACAAAACAATGCACTATGGGCAAAAAAGAATGCTCAAGAACAATTTAAAAAAGCTTACGAAGAAGGTAATGCTGATGAAATGACTAAAGCTCAAGAGTTATTATCAAGAGCAACTTTAGCAGAACAGCAATCACCTAATATAGCAGCCACTTTACAACAACAAGTGGCACAAAGTTTACCACAGCAAGAAATGCAAGCTGCACAACCTGATCCAGATATGCAAGCATGGTCACAAAAAAATCCCTGGTTTATGGGAAGTGAAGCTGTACATAAAGAAATGACTTCTTATGCTATGTATGTAGATCAAAGTTTACAAGCTAAAGGTGTTGATCCTGCTAGTAAATCAGAAGAATATTACAATGAAGTTGATAACGCTATGCGTAACCAATTTCCAACTTTTTTCGGTGTAACTTCAACACCTGAGATAGAAATATCTCAAGAAGATTCACCAAAACGACAGCCTACAACGGTTGTTGCATCCGCAACGAGGGATAGCGGTAACAAAAAACCCACGCAAATACGTCTTTCTCAGACACAAGTTAAGCTAGCTCGCCAACTTGGTATTAGTCCTGAGCAATACGCAAATCAATTATTAAAGGAGTCTTAAATGTCAGAAGAAAATAATAACACTAAAGAGGTGGAATCAGTTTCTACTGATACTTCTAGTAACCAAGAGCGTACCCCTAGGGAAACAGAAAGCCGAGAGGCTACCCAACACACACAAGATTGGGAAAATGTGTCAAACCTACCGTCACCTAATCCACAAGAAGGCTGGGTATTTAGGTACATCAGAACTGCCCTTTTAGGTCAATCTGATAATCCGAATGTATCAAGACGCTTTCGTGAGGGATGGATTCCATGTGAACTGCAAGATCACCCTGAGTTGCAAATTCATATGATGGACCATGGCTCAGAGTGGGCAAAAAAAGGTAATGTAGAAATAGGTGGACAATTATTGTGCAAGATGCCAGCAGAAAAAGCGAAAGCTAGAGATGAACACTTTGCTAATTTAGCTCAGTCTCAACTCGAATCTGTTGATAATGTGTACTTTAAAGATCAGGATGGAAGAATGGCGACCAAACAAGTGTTTGAGCGTAATTCTAAAACAACTTTTGGTAAAGATTCTTAGGAGTCTTTAATAATTAATTTAATTTAAGGAGACAATATGTCTACAACAGCAGCTCCATTTGGAGCAAGACCCATAGGTACAGTTGTTGGAAGCCCTTATCAAGGAAAAGTTACTCATTACAAAATTAAAAATGCATATGGAACTTCTATATTCTATGGCGATTTTGTAAAGTTAGCGGATGATAACCCTAATACCACTATCCAAAAAGATACTGGTACTACATCTTTAACACCAATTGGTGTTTTCCTTGGTTGTGCTTACACCGACCCTACTACAGGTCAATTCACACCAAATCAATATTTCCCAGCATCAATTGCTGCGGATGATATTGTAGCGTATGTTGCAACTGATCCTTTTGTAATTATGCAAATGCAAGGCGATGAAACTCTAGGTCAAGACGACTTAGGAAAAAATTTCGCAGTCGTGCAGACAGCAGGAACTACAACAATCGGAAACAGCAAAAACGCAGTCGACGGCAATACAGCAGCTACTACCAACACACTACCATTAAAACTCATTGACTTTGTTGATGGACCTGATAGTGCTATTGGTGATACTTATACTGATGTACTTGTAATGTTTAACGTGGGGCATCAATTGCTCAACACAACTGGTATTGGTTAAGGAGTAATATTATGGCAGCTATATCAAGAGCGAATGAGCTACATCAACTCCTACCAGGACTTAATGCCTTGTTTGGGGAAGAGTACAACAACTACGAGAACGAGCACGAAGAAATTTATGCAACTGAGAATTCTGAAAGATCATTTGAAGAAGAACTCAAATTGTCAGGTTTCGGAGCAGCTCCCGTGAAAAATGAAGGATCAACTATCAGTTATGATGTTGCTCAAGAATCTTTCGTGGCTCGTTACACACACGAAACAATAGCTATGGGCTATTCAATCACAGAAGAAGCAATGGAGGATAACCTCTATGTTTCTCTCTCTGGTAGATATACTAAAGCTTTGGCTCGTGCAATGGCTTACACAAAACAAGTGAAAGCAGCGTTTCCATTAAATAATGGATTCTCTACAGCTTTCTCTTCAGGTGATGGTGTTGCTTTATTTAGCACAGCTCACCCACTTGTAAGTGGTGGAACTAACAGCAACAGACCTTCTTCAGGTGCTGACTTGAATGAAACATCTCTAGAAGATGCGGTTATTCAAATCGGTAAATATACTGATGAAAGAGGTCTTAAAATTGCAGCTAGACCAAGAAAACTAATAGTACCATCTGATCTTCAGTTTGTTGCTACTAGACTATTGCAAAGTGATTACAGAGTCGGTACTGCTGACAATGACATCAATGCTATCAAAACAAATGGAGTGATCCCAGAAGGATACTCAGTTAATCATTATTTAACTGATACCAATGCTTTCTTTATCACTACAGATATACCTGATGGCATGAAGCATTTCGTCAGAAGTCCTATGACTACATCTATGGATGGTGACTTTGAAACTGGTAATGTTAGATACAAAGCTAGAGAAAGATATTCCTTTGGAGTATCCGATCCACTAGGTATCTTTGGATCACCAGGTAGTTCGTAAGAACTTTAAGAGGGAGGCTCAAATCGAGTCTCCCTTTTTTTTATCTAGGATATTTTTAACTTGTCTATCAACTGACCTAGCAGACTTGCCAAGATGATAGATTTATTCCTTTAGGAGGAATTATGGCTAACACAACTTTTAATGGACCAGTTAGGTCCGAAAATGGTTTTAAAACAATAGACGTAGCTTCATCAACAGGTGTTGTTACAGATGGTTTAGTAATAAACGCTGATGGTAATATTTATACTGATGATGGTGCACATATTCAATATGCAGCAGCTACAGGGGTTGGACCTTCTGATTTAATTATAGGTAAAAGCGGAAGCCAATACGGCACAGCTAATCCTTATGCAGAAAGTGCAACAGCTTTATTTCCACTAGGTTCTAAAATGATTTATGGTAATAACGTATATCGTTATGTTGGAATTGGTGGAACTGCAGTAACAGCAGGTAAACTTTTACAACAACCAGCAATAGTTTCTGACCATGCAAATATGACTGCAACAGCAGCCGTAGCAGCAGGCGAAACAGCAATATCTGTAGAAACAGGTGGAACTGATTTAACATTAAATCAATACGCAGGCGGTTATCTTTGGGTAAACGATGTAAATGGTGAAGGACAAATGCTTAGAGTTAAATCTAACCCTGCTCACGATCATTCAACTGATCCGTCAGTAGTAATAACTTGTTATGATGCTTTAGCAACTGCCTTAACTACTAGCTCACAATTATCATTATTAGCTGATCCAAGTAATGACCTTATTGTTGCTCCAGCAGCAGAAACAGGTGCATTAATGGGTGCTACAGTAATTGACCTTACAGCCGATTATTTTGGTTGGGCAGTTATATCAGGACCAGCAGCTTTATTAACTGTAGGAACTTTAGTTGTAGGTAATGCAGCAGTTCGTTCAGGTGGTACAGCAGGTGGAGTTGCTCCAGCAACAGATAATGTGTTAATGGAAGTTGGTGATGTAATGGCTGTATCAGCAAATACAGAATACTCACTAATTAACATGAATCTAGGTTAAGGGGTAAAAAATGGCAGACGCAGTAACTTCTCAAACCATTATAGATGGTGAAAGAAACTGTATTATTAAGTTTACCAATGTCAGCGATGGTTCTGGCGAATCCGCAGTAGCTAAAGTAGATGTTTCTGCTTTAACATCTAACGCAGCAGGTGTAGCCTGTTCAGAAGTTAGAGTAATGCGAGTGAGCCATGCCATTGTTGGTATGTCAGTTCAAATGTTTTTAAATGCTACAGCTAATGTTCTTCTTATGGAATTAGCTGAAAGTAGTAATGGGCACATGGACTTTCAAGACTTTGGTGGACTTCCTAATAATGCAGGAGATGGTAAAAATGGAGACATTTTATTTACCACAAAAGGTCACAGTTCAGGAGACACTTACTCTATCGTTTTAGAGATGATTAAAGTGTATTCTGATTAATAGGAATTTATTATGGCTAAAAGCAAAAATTATGTAATATCTGAAACTGGAGAATTTCCAGCACAATATAAAGTTTTACATCTAAATGAAGATGGTATCTACAGACCTGTATTTGGTCCTGATCCTGATTTAGAAGATGCAGAACGTAAGTGTGCTGAAATGAACGGGGAAAGATCAAGGAATGATAAAGGGCAACTTGTTGCTGACGATCCTTCTACACCTGATGTTAATGAAGCTTATGTTGGTGGTAAAACACCAAAGAAAAAAGCTACAAAAAAAACAACAGCAAAAAAAACAACTACTAAGAAAAAGTAGTATCATCTATATTTATAATACTCTGGTAAAACGGAGTATTATATTTATCTAATTGGAAAAATTATGAAAGGAACTAAAA